ACGATGGGGGAGGGGGGGTCTCAAAATTTTAACCCCCCCTATGCATCGCCCGGCTCCCAAAAAAGTCCCCGGGGGATATTTTCCCTCAAACACTTCAACTTTTTCGGGTTTAAAGTACGGACAAACTATGGTACAACTAGAATCATTGTTCTTGAAACTACTCTGAAAGGAATCGATTGTGACTCAGATCCCCGACGAACACGTTCCGCATGAGGCAGCACACGCTGCAGCTACCGATGCACAGATGGCTCGGACCTCAGATCATGCGGCTATCGCCGATCTTCCTGCTCCGGGAGCGACTTATTCTCAAGCTGAAGCAGCTGCTACTCGAAACGCGATCAACGAGATCCTCGACGTCCTTCGTGATGCCGAGTTGATTCCTCTCGTTTGAGTTAAGAAGTCAAAGAGAAAGGAGGTCGCGTGCCAGCCAGGAGAAGGAGGCGAGAAAGAGATGCAACTCCTCGCAGACCCGCGACAACTCCTGAAGCCCGCGAGAATGATCTTGTCTCTTTAGCACACGATCTTGCCGAGGAGCAGATTCGAGATGGGGTAGCGTCATCACAGGTGATTACGCATTTTCTAAAGCTCGGTTCAACTCGCGAACGTCTTGAGCAACAGAGACTTGAGCACGAAGTTGAACTTACGAGAGTCAAGATCGAAGCGATCGAAGGTCAAAAGCGAGTAGAAGAGCTCTATCTCAACGCTTTGTCTGCGATGAGAGCATATTCGGGTGAAGTAGTGGCTTCGAATGAAGACTAGAACCTATTCGGAGCTATCCAAGTTAGAAACCTTCGAAGAACGGTTTCGGTATCTTCAGTTGAAGGGACTTCTTGGATTCGTGACGTTCGGATTCGATCGATGGATCAATCAACGATTCTACAAGTCCAGAGAATGGAAACAAGCTCGAGATGAAGTCATAGTTCGTGACAATGGATGCGATCTTGGTGTTCCTGGTTACGAAATCTATTCCGGTTTGATTGTGCATCACATGAATCCGTTGTCTCTCGAAGAACTAAAGCATTCTAGCGATGGGATCATTGATCCGGACTTTCTTATTTGCACGTCACTTCAAACGCACAATGCGATTCATTACAGTGATGAAGCCATCCTTCCTCGAGGTCCGATCATAAGAAAGTCAGGCGATACAACGCTTTGGTAGGAGAAAACATGGAACAGCTTTTGAAAGAGGAGTTATGAGCATCGACGCCATTGCCCCTTATGCCAAGGCCATTATCGCATCTGTTATCTCGTTTCTGACTGCGCTTTCGACTGCTTTGGTCGATGGAAGTATCAACGGTCAGGAATGGATCACGGCATTGATCGCTCTTCTCATAGGATTTGGAGCTGTCTTTGCCATTCCTAACAAACCACCTTTTGTTCCTGAACAGAATTCAAATGAGGGGGGAACATAAATGTGCTTGCGGTTATCGAGTTTGGCGCTCTATTGCTCGGAATCGCTGGCGTACTCACCGCTATAGGTGGCATTGTATCTTCGATCATGGGGATCAAAGCGGGGCATAAAGAAGCTGAGAAAAAAGCAGCGGAGGCCACAATGGAAGCCGATGCAAGATGTTTTGAGCGATTACTTTCTGCACAGCGAGTCGCAGAGGATCTTTCATCAGAGCTTTATAAGATGAGACTTCGTTGGCATGAAACGGAGGTCGACGAGGAATGAAGAAACCAGACAAGTTGGCAGCATTCGTAATCGCAACAGCAATTCTTTGCACTTCGGCTGGTGGTCTAGGTACGGCTTTTGCCTTCACGTCCAGTGCTGCGACTTCTCCAACAAGAACAGTTACTCTTGATGTTGGTATAGGACCGACTGGTCCACCTGGACCGAAAGGTGAGAAAGGCGATTCGGGACCAAAGGGTGAGAAAGGTGATCAAGGACCAAAGGGTGAGAAAGGTGAGCAAGGATTAATAGGACCAGCTGGACCAAAAGGTGAAAAAGGTGATGTCGGGCCACAAGGTCCTCCTGGCACAGCTGGAGGAGGTCCTTGTGAAGGTGCTCCTGCTGATTATGATCCTGGATTTTTGGTGATCAACGCTCCTGGAGGACAGGTCAAGTTATGGACTTGTCTTGCGCCAAAATAATTAGGAAAGGACGTGATGAGTGAAACAATGGCTGCACCGACATGGGACTATACAAGTGCATATCCTGGTGGTCCTATGGTCGGTCCTGAATTACCTCACCCAAGTTATCCACCGGATGCTGCACCAGGACACACTCCTACCAAGAATAGCAAAGCACACAAAGCTTATAAACGTGGTCTGTGCAGAGGTGGCAGATGGGGGGATTGGACGCCAGACAAGTGGGATGAGGCGTTTTCAAACCAGTTCTCTCACGGTAAGACTGGCGGAAACGTAAAAGATTCTGGAATCGGTGGATTTCAGCGTCAAATGAAGATTCAGCCTACGGGCTGGGTGGGTAAAGACACTTACAACGCAATGCGTTCGGCCCGTATACCTCAAGGGCTTCCAAATGCGGGTCAGCCGTTATTTGACTCGGTCTGCGTTGATCTACTCAAGCAGGCAGCTAAGGATTTTTCGCAACCGGATACCGGACCAGCAAAGACTATTCGTCAATTAGCGCTGGCAGAGGCCGTAAAGTGGATTGGAACCAAGGAAAATCCATTCGGATCGAATCGTTGTAAGTTTACTGATTGGTATGGGATGGTTGGACCTTGGTGTGCTATGTTCGCTACTTGGTGTTTTGAAACTGCGGCGCAAAATGTAGGTAAAGATTCTCCATCATTTGTACGCGGTGTGTATTACGCCTATGTACCGTATATTCTCAATGATGCCAGAGTAACAACTCGTGGTTTGTCGATAACGACTTCCCCTCAACCGGGAGACTTGGTACTCTATGATTGGAATCGTAACTATGTTCCAGATCATGTAGGCATATTTGAGAGTGGTAATGGAACAACGTGGGTTGCCATCGAGGGTAATACATCTATGGGTAACAATTCCAACGGTGGCGAAGTGATGCGTCGTAATCGTAAGATTACAGATGGACTTATTACGTTTGTAAGAGTAGCTGAACCGAAGTGAACACCACTACGAAAGGGATATTGACAATGACTACACCGCAGAATCCGACTACTCCTCCCGCCCAGTCAGTTCCGCCGGTAGCTGATCCGCCTGAAGAGCAGCAAGAGGGTGAGCGGTACGACGGGGGAGAGGTTCCGGACAGCGGGGACGAGAACGACGAAAGCAACGACGAGTAATTAATCTAGAAAAGTGGGTGAAGTAGATGGAACAGAGTATCCTTATTTCAACGAAGAAGATTTTGGGTATTGACAAAGATTACACCGCTTTCGATCTCGATATTATCACTCATATCAATTCGGTATTCTCTACTCTCACCCAGTTGGGGGTTGGAGTTCCCCAGGGGTTCATGATCGAAGATGAAACCGCACTTTGGACAGATTTTATCGAGGATGACTTTCAGTACAATTCGGTAAAGTCATATGTCTTTCTTCGTGTTCGACTCCTTTTCGATCCGCCGACGACTTCATATTTGATCGCAGCGTACAATGATCAGATCAAGGAGCTCGAGTGGCGTTTGAACGTTCATCGAGAGGATAATGAATGGGTCGATCCAGATCCGCCTCGAATTACCGGCGACGACGTAGAGGATAGAGTATATCTTTCCGACATGTCGGTAAAGCGAAGGATGCTGGATAATGGTATGGGACTTGCTAGCTGATCTGGAGGATTGATGGCAAGAGATGGAGTAGCTGAGCACGAGGCGAGAGATAAAGAAAGAGCCGAAGAAAGAGCTAGTCGGTCAGCTCGCCTCGGGCATGAAGTTGATACGCCGAAGGAAGAGAAAAAGGCTAAAGCTAAGGACAAGCCCGAAGAGCCCGCTGCACCATCGGAGTAGGTTACCATGAGTGAAAACTCGGTAGCTATCGATGGTATTCTAGAGCATCACGGCGTCAAAGGAATGAAGTGGGGCGTTCGCCGCAATAGAAGTGCTGCCGACGTTAGTGTCGAAGGAAAGACCAGTCGACTTGGTAGAACGAAAATCAAGACCAAAGGTGGTGAGGGCCATTCTCCTCACAACGACGCCGTTGCTGCAGCTGTAGTTAAGCAGAAGTTGAAGAAAAGTGGATCGGATACTTTGTCTAACGAAGAGCTCAAAACTCTTGCCACTCGATTGAACCTCGAAAGACAAGTAGGACTTAAGAAGAGTGGCGGAAATCAGATTGTAGAAGGAGCAAAGTTCGTAGACAAGTTCATGAATTCGCCCGACGGTCAAACGGCACTCAAGAAGATCAGGAACAAAGCTGCGGTAGCAGCCACTGCCGTCGCCTTGGCCTAGAAAGGAGGGTTAGCGTGAGCCTGTCTAATACCGCGGTACCGGTCTACTACGGTCGGTTTCGTGAGGCAGTTCTTCGAGGAGAGATTCCGGTGAATCGGGAGATTTCTATGGAGATGAATCGAATCGATTCGCTCATCGCTAACCCTCACATCTATTACGACGACCAAGCTGTCGAAGGTTTCATTAGATATTGTGAAGGAGAGTTGACGCTAACTGATGGATCAGATCTACATCTGTTGGATACTTTCAAACTCTGGGCCGAGCAAATCTTCGGATGGTATTACTTCGTCGAACGAAGCGTCTATGTTCCTACAAGAGAGAATCATGGCGGTCATTACGAGAAGAGGCAGATCAGAAAGCGCCTAATTCTTAAACAGTATCTAATAGTTGCACGAGGTGCGGCTAAGTCGATGTATGCCTCGCTCATTCAAAGCTTCTTTTTGAACGTTGATACGTCGACCACTCATCAAGTCACTACTGCACCAACGATGAAGCAAGCCGATGAAGTTATGTCTCCAATCAGAACGGCTATCACGCGCGCACGCGGGCCTCTGTTCCAATTCCTTACAGAGGGATCTCTTCAGAACACGACGGGTTCAAGAGCCAATCGAGTCAAGTTGGCGGCGACAAAGAAGGGAATCGAGAACTTCCTCACCGGTTCATTGCTCGAGGTTCGCCCAATGGCCATCAACAAGTTGCAAGGATTGCGTCCGAAGATCTCGACGATCGACGAATGGTTGTCTGGAGATCTTCGAGAGGATGTTGTTGGTGCTGTTGAGCAAGGAGCATCTAAACTCGAGGACTATCTGATTGTAGCTATTAGCTCAGAAGGGACTGTCCGAGCAGGTTCCGGTGACACAATCAAAATGGAGTTAGCTGACATCCTTAAGGGTGAGTACTTAGCTCCGCACGTTTCGATCTGGCATTACAAACTTGATGAGATCGAGGAAGTTGCAGATCCGGCGATGTGGGTAAAGGCAAATCCAAATCTGGGAGCGACTGTTTCCTATGAGACGTATCAGCTTGATGTGGAACGGGCCGAAAAGGCTCCAGCTTCTCGAAATGACATTCTCGCGAAGCGCTTTGGGATTCCAATGGAAGGCTATACGTACTTCTTTACGTATGAAGAGACCCTTCCACATCGAGCTCGAGAATTCTGGCAGTTGCCATGTGCTCTCGGAGCAGACTTGTCACAAGGTGATGACTTCTGTGCGTTCACATTCTTGTTCCCACTCGGTCGTGAAAAGTACGGAGTGAAGACTCGGAGTTACATCACTGAACTTACGTTGATGAAATTGCCTGGAGCTATGAGGCAGAAGTACGAAGAGTTTATCAACGAGGGAAGTCTTCACGTTATGCCTGGAAACATTCTTGACATGATGGATGTTTACGAAGATCTGGATCGTTTTATACTCGAGTGTCAGTACGACGTTCGATCGCTTGGTTACGATCCTTACAATGCTCGAGAATTCGTCTCTCGTTGGGAAGCAGAGAACGGGCCGTTTGGTATCGAGAAAATTATTCAAGGAGCCAAGACAGAATCCGTTCCTTTGGGTGAACTCAAGATCATGGCAGGAGAAAGATTGCTGATCTTCGATCAGTCGTTGATGTCGTTTGCCATGGGTAACGCAATTACTCTAGAAGATACCAACGGAAATCGAAAGCTCTTGAAGAGACGTCAGGACGAGAAGATTGATAACGTCTCAGCTTTAATGGATGCGTGGATAGCCTATAAGTTGAACAAGGAGGCTTTCGAGTAATGGATCCTAAAGTATCAAGTACGCTAAACACTATTGCGATGATTATCATTGCTGTCTTTATCATCCTTGCATACTTTAACGGATGGGGATGACATGAAGGTTTCGGTGGAAAAGCCCGGAACTCCTGAAGAATTGGCCCATCATGGAGTAAAGGGTATGAGATGGGGAGTTCATAGTAAGGTAACAGGATCTTCCGGATTTAAAGCTTTGTCTAAAGCATCAAAAAAGAATGTGGATAACTTTCACGCTCGTCAATCAGCAAAAACTGCAAGAAGGAAAGCTAAGGCTGCCTCGGGTTCATCGAGTAGATTAGGAAAAGTAGCAAAACGTGTGGGCGCTGCGATTGATGACACTGTGTTCGAGATGAACACAAAGAGTGATGCGGTTAATAATCATATCACTATGAAAGCAACTGATAGATTGATCAAATCTCTTCCCGCTATCAGAGCTAAGCATGGAGAGTATGGAAAGCTTAGAAATCGAGCGAAGAGACCATTCAGTAAGGAAGCCAAAGCTTATAGAGAGGATGTCAAGAAGACATATTTGAGGCATCTGGAAAAGACGGCCAATGAGTTGACCAATAAGAGAGGGACTCTTCAGTATACGGTTTCTGAAAATGGAAAACCTAATACTAGTCAATATTTCTGGAAGGTGTCAACACGTCCGATCAAGCATGCTTCTGATGGATCGTTCACAGTTCGGCCTATCTTCGATGAAGAAGGTTATATTGTCGATTTCGAGATTGTAGACGATAAGTTGGCTCAGACTACAGAGAGAGGCCTCAACTTTTTGATTCATAACGATATTATTGAGGTGTAGTAATCATGATGGTTTCTCTTGAGAAGCCCGGAACGCCTAAAGAGCTTGTTCATTTTGGTGTTAAAGGGATGCGTTGGGGTGTTCGAAGGGAAGAGGGAACATCTGGTAAAAGATCTGGCCCTAAATCAATTAGTGCGAGAAAAGAAAGACGAGCAAAAGAACACGAAGCTAAAGCAGCTAATGCTCAGACAAAGATTGACCAGATTAAGGCTACTCCTCGTTCTAGAGTACCTTTCGTTCAACGCAGTAGAGATGCTAAAGTTTATGAACTTGAACAACATCGAGATCATCAACTAAAAGCAGCTAAAGATATTCGTGAAGGTCATCTTACCGATACTCAGAAGAAAGTTCTGATCGGTGCAGGAGTTGTTGCTGTAGCTCTTGCTACTTATGGGGCTTATAAGATGACTGACAGTGGACAGACTCGCGCTCTTCTCTCTCGTGGTTCACCGTTCAAAAAGAATGACCTCTTGTCGAGAAAAATGTCTACCGATTCTATCATGAAAGAAGTCGTCAAGCCGATTAATCCGGGTTACGGAAAAGGTGAATTCGGTACGAGAATGAATTGTCGTCGATGCACTTTTGCTTATGAAATGCGACGAAGAGGTCTTGACGTAAAAGCCACGAAAACTCATGCGGGAACTGGACAATACCAGACAAGTTTGTTGAGAGCGATAGATCCGAAATCAGATGCGCCACTTACTAAATTCGGAATAGTTCGTAGACTAACAATAGAACAAATTAATAAGAAAACTGGTCCAGGAACGATAACCAATCTCTTGAACGAGGGTGAAGGTGGTCCGGCAAAATCTATCGGTAAGGGTGTTCTTAAAGTTCTTGAACCTCATGAGAGTTCTCAATGGATTTTTGATCAATTGGCTAAGAATCCTGAGGGATCTCGAGGAGAATTGGGTATGAGTTGGAAGATGGGTGGGGCTCATAGTATGGCTTGGGAAATAATCAATGGTGCACCACGCATATTTGATACTCAGTCGGGACACTCGTATGATGTGAGCTCATTTGCCGATGTCGCTAAGAATATTAGTAGTGCTAATCAAGTACGTCTCGACAATGTTCCTCTGAATAGTGCATTCTTGAGAAGGTGGGTCGCGAATGCTTAATTCAGCTGAAGCTTTAGCTCAAGTGAAAAAAACTTTGCCGGAAGTGAAGATCCAAACCTGGACAGAGTATCGCCAACTGTATTTGGTTCGTGTAAAATACCCTTATCCGGGTGAAGAAGATTTTGATCCGTTCTTCTCTGTCAACAAAGTTACTGGTGAAGTTCGTGATTTCTCAGTTATTACCGATGGAGATCTATCGGAGATTTCAGCATTGCAGTGGGAGGAGGTGAGATGACGAGAGTTGGTGAAGCGCTGAAACATGCGTGGAACGTCTTCACATATTCCGATCGAAGAATTAAAGCTGGACCTGGTAATTACGGATCTAGCTATTCATCTAGACCCGATCGTTTGAGATTTCGAGTTCCTACCGAACGCTCGATGATCTCATCCATCTATACACGTCTTAGTATTGATGTTGCCTCAATTGAGATGCGCCATATTCGTATGGACCAAGAGAACCGCTATCTCGAGGACATTGACAGCGGACTTAATAACTGTTTGACTCTCGAAGCCAATATTGATCAAGCTGCGCGCGCGTTCAGACAAGATATTGCGATGACACTATTCGATAGAGGCGCTGCAGCGCTTGTTCCTGTTGATACTTCGATTAATCCAGAGCAAACCGGCGGATTTGACATCTTGACGCTTCGTGTAGGGGAGATTCTAGAGTGGTATCCCCAACATGTGCGCATCAATTTGTACAACGAAGCCACAGGGAACCGAGAAGAGATTGTTCTGAACAAAACAGCTGTAGCAATTGTTGAGAATCCTCTCTATTCGGTGATGAACGAGCCGAATTCGACTCTTCAACGTTTGATTCGAAAACTTGGTTTGCTAGATGCCGTCGATGAGCAATCTGCTTCGGGAAAACTCGACCTTATCATCCAGCTTCCGTATGTCATTAAATCTGAAGCTCGTAGAGAGCAAGCTGAACAACGTCGTAAAGACATTGAGTTCCAGTTAAAAGGTAGTCAGTACGGTATCGCCTATACAGACGGAACCGAAAAGATCACTCAGCTGAATCGTCCGGCCGAGAACAACCTTATGGGTCAGATTGAATACTTGACCGCCATGCTCTATGGTCAACTCGGTCTTACAGAAGAAGTAATGAATGGCACAGCTGATGAAAAAGCTATGTTGAATTATTGGAACCGAACTATTGAACCGGTACTCGGTGCTGTCACCGAAGCTATGAAGAGAACTTTCTTGACTAAAACTGCTCGAACGCAGAAACAGTCTATCGCATTCTTTAGAGATCCATTCCGTTTGGTTCCAATTGAAAACATTGCCGAGATCGCTGACAAATTTACTCGTAATGAGATTATGACGTCGAATGAAATGCGGCAAGTTGTCGGCCTAGCTCCCCATACAGATCCAAAAGCTGACAAGCTGATGAACAGTAACATGCCGCAAGAGAAACCGACGCCGACCGGAGTTATGCAGAATGGCCGAGTCTTGGTTGATGATCCAAGATTGAGGAGGAGCATTCAAAATGGGAGTAGAAACGGCGCAGCCTGATTTCAGCGGCTATGCCACGAAAGCTGGTCTCAGATGCTCAGACGGTCGGACGATCATGCCGGATGCTTTCAAGCATCAGGATCAGGAAACTGTCCCTCTAGTCTGGCAGCATGGTCACAATGAGCCCGCCAACGTGCTTGGGTATGCGACTCTTGAACATCGCGATGATGGTGTTTATGCCTACGGGTTCTTCAATGACACCGATCAGGGTAAGAACGCCAGGACTCTGGTCCAGCATGGCGATATCAAGTCTCTGTCTATCTATGCCAATCAGCTTACCGAGAAGTCCAAGCAGGTTCTTCATGGATTTATCCGTGAGCTCAGTCTCGTCCTGTCAGGCGCCAATCCTGGTGCCCTTATCGACAACATTACTCTGGCTCACAGTGATGGCGAGATGGTTACGCTGGACGATGAGGCAGTCATCTATACCGGGCTCGAGATCGAGCACGCTGATGATACTACAGACTCTGTAGACGAAGGCCCCACGATTCAGGAAGTCTATGATTCAATGACTCCTGAACAGCAGGAGGTCGTTCATTTCATGGTTGGTGCCGCACTTGAAGAGGCCGGGAACACCGGAGAGGTATCTCAGTCTGAAGAGAATAATTCCGGCACCACCTCTTCTAATGGCGGCGCAAACTTCGCTATCACGCATTCTACTACGAATCTAGTCCCCGATGACAATAACGAGGAAGGAAACAGGCGCATGACCCGCAACGTCTTCGAGGAGCAGAGCGGAGGCAAGAAAGCGGAAGAGCATGTTCTCAGCCACGACAACCTCATGGAGATCGTTGCTGATGCGCAGAAGGGTGGCTCTCTGAGAGAGGCCTTCGAGCACTACGCGCTTCAACATGGTATCGAGGACATCGATGTTCTCTTCCCGGACGCTCGCAATGTTACTGATACGCCCGAGTTCGACAGTCGGCGGGTCGAATGGGTTTCCGGTGTCATCAACGGAACGAAGCATTCGCCGTTCTCTCGGATCAAGTCGATCTCCGCAGACATCACGCTCGACGAAGCCCGCGCTCTGGGTTATGTCAAGGGAAATCTGAAGAAGGAAGAGTTCTTCGGAGTCTCGGCTCGTACCACGACACCCAGCACGGTCTACAAGAAGCAGAAGCTCGATCGTGATGATATCGTCGATATCACCGATTTCGACGTGGTTGTTTGGTTGAAGGCCGAGATGCGCCTCATGCTCGACGAGGAGCTCGCTCGCGCTGTTCTGATCGGCGATGGACGCGATGTCGCCAGTGCGGACAAGATCAAGGACCCGGCGGGTGCAGCTGAGGGTTCTGGTATTCGTTCGATTCTCAATGATCACGATCTTTACGTCGCCAAGGTAACCGTCGATACGACCGGTACTCCGATCGAGACTGTCGACGCGATCGTTGCGAGCATGGGCCTCTACAAGGGATCCGGCTCCCCCAGTTTCTACACGACTCTCCCGATGCTCACGACGCTTCTTCTCGCTCGTGACAATCAGGGCCATCGTTATTGGAGGAACGCATCGGAGCTCGCCTCGGAGATGGGTGTCTCGAGCATCGTCACTGTCGAGGCAATGGAAGGTGAGACCGATCTGGTCGGCATCGTCGTGAATCTGAGGGACTACACGGTGGGCGCCGACAAGGGTGGCGAGGTCAATTTCTTCGATGACTTCGACATCGACTACAACCAGTACACGTATCTGTACGAGACGCGTCTTTCTGGTGCTCTTACGAAGATTCGCTCAGCTCTCGTCATCAAGAAGGGCACTGTTGGTCCGTAAAGGGTAGGTTCTACATGACAAGATTCTACGGTCGAATTGGTTATGGTGGAACTGTAGAAGCTGAGCCTGGCGTATGGGTCGATGACATTGTCGAGAAGTTATATTACGGCGATGTTGTTCGAAATGCGAGAAATCTTCGTGAAGGAGAAAATCTCAACGCCGATCTCAGTGTTCAGAACTCGATCAGTATTGTGGCCGACGCGTATGCTAACGAACATTTTTTCAACATTCGCTATGTGGAATGGGCGGGGGTTTTGTGGACAATCTCTACCGTTGAGGTACAGAGCCCCCGTCTTATCCTAAGTTTGGGGGAGGTGTACCATGGGCCGACGCCTACAGTTACACCAGCTCCTTGAAACGTTTGTGGGAAACGTATATTTCCAGCCGCCGACCAACGTGCAGCTGACTTATCCGTGTATTGTATACAAACGTGACTTTGCTGATACAAAATTTGCGGATGGAAAGCCTTATCATCATACATTACGTTATGCGGTAACGGTCATTGATCGAGATCCGGACAGTGCTATCCCAGACAAGGTGGCAGAATTGCCATTGACGCTATTCAATCGGTTTTACACCGTCGATAACTTGAACCACAACGTGTACAACGTGTACTTCTAGGGAAAGGAAAACGATGGCCCCTTTGACATGGGACCAAGTCGGGGATCGCGTATACGAAACCGGAGTAGATCATGGAGTTCTCTATCTCCCTGATGCTGCGGGCGTATACAACACCGGCTTTGCATGGAATGGTCTCACGACCGTTACCGAATCTCCGTCAGGTGCCGAGCCCAATCCGCAGTTCGCCGACAACATCAAGTACCTGAACCTCATTTCGGCTGAGGAATTCGGCGCAACCATCGAAGCATTCACGTATCCGGAAGAGTTTGGCCAGTGCGACGGCACAGCTCTCCCGGAGCCGGGAGTTGCAATCGGCCAGCAGGGCCGGAAGATGTTTGGTCTGTGCTACAGGACGCTGCTGGGGAACGACGTCGACGGAACAGAATTCGGCTACAAGTTGCATCTCCTCTATGGTTGCCAGGCTGCTCCATCGGAGAAGGCCTATGCGACTATCAATGATTCACCTGAAGCAATCACATTCAGCTGGGACGTCACGACTTCGCCTGTTCCTGTTACAGGTTATAAGCCAACCGCCCTGATCGTGGTCGATTCGTCCGTGGTCCCTCCTGCAAAGCTCAAGTCTCTTGAGGATCTGTTGTATGGAGCAGCTTCGGTCGAGGCAGCTCTTCCCACTCCGGACGCAGTCATCGCGCTGTTCGCTGGACCGTGATTTAGATAGGAGACTGGAGGATGCTCACAATTATTGTTCCTGGTGTCGAAATGTTTGACGAACAGGCACAAGAGTTCGTCAGTAGAGATGACTTTGTCTTGGAGTTAGAGCATTCTCTAGTCTCACTGTCAAAATGGGAGTCAAAATACGAAAAACCATTCTTGGGTAAAGACGAGAAAACTAAGGAAGAAGTTCTCGACTATGTAAGAATGATGATTTTGACTCCGAATGTTCCGGAAGATGTGTTCAAGAAGCTTAC